TTTCATCTGCTAATTTTAAATCTGCATTAATATCAATAGTAGCCGTACCATCACCTACAAGCTTTATTATAGCTTGTTGTCTTACCTTTTTAAGTATCGTTTTAGTGATAGGCATTTATCACTTTCCTTTCTTTTTCATTGCTCTCAGCTTTTTAAAATCCATAGCTGTTAGCTCATCTTTCTCTGGCTCATGTACATCTAATACTTGTTGATTTGGATGTAGTTTCTTTTCTATCATTATAGCAATATCTTCAGCGAAAATTTCTTCTACACCATGATCGAATTTTACTGAGTAAACTGCTACCTGCCCATCGTCTGTAGCATCAAAATCTTCTACGGTTACAATACCTTTACCATATACATCGGATTCAATCTCAGCATCAAAGTATAAGTCTTCTCTCATAGCCATTTTAGTAGCAGTGGCATACATAACTTCTTTGCCTCTGCCTGGGTATCTTTTTTCCCAGTTAGCTTTCTTCATAGACTTAACATACTTTTCACGCTTCTTCATCTGCGCTGCAGACATCTTTCTGTCGCGCATGGCTTCTAGTATTGTAAAGTAATTTTTCATTCTTCTTCTCTGTTATAAAGGTTGGTTGCGATCTCTTTCTTTCTATCTGTTAAAGCATCAGTAACTTTATTTGCTAATAAAGTATTCATTGTGTCCTGTGCTTCTACATTGTTCCCGCCAAGTATATTATCAACCATACTTTTAATTACTTCACTATATTCGCTCATTGTTGCTCCTGATTATCTGTAGGGTCTCCAATATTTATTGGCTCTCCGTGAGCATTAGTTGGAGGACCTTCGCCTTGAATCTGATTAGTCATATTTTCAATATCTTTATCACTCATTCTGAGTACACGCTTCATGATATATTCTTTACTAAAATACATACCAACATATGGTTGCATTTGATTTAGTAAATCAACTCTGTTTCTCATTTCATCAGCATCTTTCAATTCTGAAAAGCGCTGATCCTGAGCGAATCTATAATTAATCTTATCTTTAAAACTATCCCAATCTGCAGAAGTAATAACACCTTTTAAAATTAACTGAGTCTTTAACATATCATTAAATAACTCAGAAAACTTTTTACGAAGTCTTCCTACAAACTTAGCAAATTTTAATTCGTCTCTTGAAATTTCAGCTTCTCTACCGAAGTTAAATCCCCCGGATTGTTGCTGCATTCTAGACAAAGGAACATTTAAAGCTTGATATAATTTATTCTGAAAATAATTAATATCTTCAATCTGACCTAAATTTTCTCCGCCAGGTAAAGTAGATATCTCCGTACCTCTACCACCCTCACGTCTTGGCAACCAAAAATCTTCGAGCATTGACATAAATTTACGATCATCTCTGATCTCACCTGTAGCTGAATCATAAGTAAGTTTATTTCTAAACTTAGTCATAATATCTTTTAAATATTGTTCAGCTTTGATCTTAGGCAAATTACCTACATCAATATAAAAAATTCTTCTTTCTGGTGCTCTGGATATACGATATATTACCAAAGCATCTTCCATCATTTTAAGTTGATTAACCGGCTTAATTGCCTTATGTAAATAACTTAAAACTACATTCTTTTCTAAATCCATCAATCCTGATGAGACATATGTAACAGAATCAACAGCAATTTTAATTGCTTGATTCGTTGTCGTAGTGCTCATAAAGGTATTGGTTTGAAGTAATCCTTTATCATTATAAAGAAAATAATCTTCAACACTTTTGATTATTTCAACACCATTTTTTAATTTTTCTTTTTTGGTGTCTCTAACTTTCTTAATTTTACGAGGATCAATATTTCTTACTTCAAGAATACCTCGTTTAGGATTCTGTAAATCTATAACCTTTTGGTAATAGATTCGACCATCAATATACCAACGTCTAAAAATATCATATGCTTTAGAATTGAATTCTAATAATTTTAATACGTTATCAAATTCATTTATTACTAAATTCTTTAAATCGTCTGGTAAATCTACATCATCTAAAACAATATCTACAGGAGGTTCATCATCTACTGCTGCAATTGCTTCCGTAACAATTTCATCAATTGCTGTTGAGCAGTCTGAATACATAGATGCTTCACGATATCTTGTAATCAATTCTGCTTCAGATTTTGATGTAGCATCCATATCAACAAATGTGCCGAAATACCCGGCGGTAGTTGATGTGACTGCTCCATCATCGTTCGAAGGTGCAATAAAGGAGGGTTGCGGATCCTCCTTTTTGCTTAACGTATAACCAAATAATGTAAGGGCCATAATATATTTTCTTTAATTAAACAATACCTTGAGCAGGTACGTTATCTGTAGCAAAGTATTGATACATGAACGAAACTTGGAAATTAGAAATCTGATCATTAGCTGAGAAATCTAAAGCTACAGGACCTATTTCTGTCGGGAAGGCATCTCTTAGAACATAAGTTTTAGATATAACACCGTTTCTATCCAATTGTTGCACGTACAAATCTGCTACATAGCTTGTAGGAATAGTTACTCCTCTCTTAGATTGTAAAGCATCCATACCATTCATCCATTGTTCTAATGCTGTTCTAATAATTAAATCAGCATCATTAAGAACGGTAACTGACCAAGGAGCAAATACTCTGTCGCCAGCAAAATGAATCTGACGACCTCTATAAAACACTGTTGCAGGAGGAACACTTGATCCAGGTAATTCTGCAGTAGTTACTAAAAATGAGCTGGCTCTAGGATCTCTTGCTCCCACATAAGATGGATAATTTAAAACTACCTGAAACTGATTAGGTCTAGCTCCACCTGCGGTTAAAGCTGATCTAAATCCTTCGATATTAAACACTGACATTTATTTCTCCCCTATTATGCGCCAACTTCTTCAAAGCTAATACCAGTTCTGGTAGCTATAAAGTTTAGGGAAATAAAATTGATCGAACGAGCAGGTTTAATGTAAATATCAGCTACAAACTCGTTTCTATCAATGACTTCTCCTGTGTTATTAGTTTCGTCACATACTACCTTGAAGTCTGTAATGCCTCTTCTGCCTTGAACATCTCTTAAGAAAGGTTCAACTAAATTTCTAAATTGTGCTCTAGTAAATGCGTCGTTAAATTCAAACAATTGGAATTTTGCCGCAGTTGCTATAGCTTTTTCTAAAACAATAAACAATCTACGAACATTGATTCTATCAAATGCGCTAGGTTTGGTTAACATTGTCTTATCACCAAATAAGACTGTTCCCTGGCCTGGGAATGATACAACAGGATTAACTCCTGCTTTATACAAATCGTCTCTTTGAGCTTTAGTTGGTGAATATGCTAACTTAACTACATTCTTAATAACACCTCGGTTGAAACCAGCAGGTGAGAACCACGGATCATTTGTAAAATCTGTTCTTGCACATAATCCTGCAGTGTCACCGTTTAATGGAATCCAACGATAAACATCATTATATCTATCGTACTGATACTTCCAACCTGAATCCATAACTGCATATGAGGTATTAAAATTCAAATTAGTGTTTCTATGATCTATTGCATTTGTAACAGCTGTAGATGTGCTTGTTGTACCAACAACATCTGCCAATTCTGGAGATACGAACATTACGCAATCTTTTCTAACTTCTACAACAGAGCTTCTGATATAATCAGCCACTGTTGAATCGGCATCAGCTGTAGGAATTAAACTAATATCTATTTCTTCATCGTTAGCAAATAATGCCCAGGCAGTATTTTTATGAGAACTGGTCAGGGTCAAATCACTTCCACCTGTTAATGACATAGTAGCTGCACTTGACAAATTACCAAAATATCCTGTGGTTGTTCCACTTGATACTGGTTGTCCTGCATTAGTAATACCTACGTGATGACTCCCCCACCAAACATATTTTGAACTCTGATTAATAACATCTTTGTAATAAAGATTTGTGCCATCAGACTTTTTAGCATCAGAGGCCTTAGACACATAAGCAAATTTTTCTAATACTACACCTTTTGTGCCGTTGCTGAATAAGCCATCTTCATCTATAACTGCAATATGTAATTCGTCATATGCTGTTGGATGGTAAACTGCTGCTGCTGTAGATGTTCCAGGCGCACTATCGAATTCAGATTTGTATGTCCAAGCGGCATACGAATTAGCATCAGCCATACTAACCTTTAGAGAATTACCTAAAGCACCAGGATATTTGGCAGTGAATAAAACGTTTCCTTGAACAGCTGATACACCTGTTGAATATGATCCTTCATAAACATCAGAATTTTTAATTGTTAAAACACTAGAAGTAATTA